CATAATATGTCACTGGTGAAAGCATTCGCCGGTGTGGATATGCGTGGGCGTGGACGCATCATCGTGATATTTGAATTAAACGAATATGCGCTGAACGGAAAGAAGATAAGATGGGTGATAGATGAATGGGCTGATGACTCCAATACACCCAGCAAAATAATAGAAGCCGCGAAGGCTATGAAGCAGAAGATATTCAACGAGTTTGGCGTCGTGATAGGCGGGTTCTGGGGTGAGAAAGCTGGCGCCGACCTCCTTAAAGGATTTCCGAGAGAGTTAAATGCAAAACAAATATCAAAAGAAGTGGTAAATGTTTTATATGGAATTGGTGTATTACGCGACGCCTTCTTTGACAATCTCGGAGTCACTTCTTTATTCGTAGACCACAAGCGGTGTCCCGGTCTTAATCAAGCGCTCGCCAATGAATACAAATGCAAAAGACTACCAGACGGCAGTTTTGACAGAGATATCCCCGGTAAGGATGGGGAGGACTACGCCGACTGTCTTCGTTATGGCTATCTCGGCGGCTACTTAGAACCCACCCATTTACCAGATACGCAACCCGGTGAGGACTTCAGAGAAAAAGCGGGGCGCGCCAGAATGCCGATGGAATCCAAATACGCAGGTAACAAATGGAATCCCTTTGGCTAGGGTAGTATTACTCTCCCAAATTGTTTGAACACTTTTTCAAATTTGCCCCAATCCATGCCGAAATACCAGAACGCAGATGCTACCTTAGAGCGCCCGGCGCCTTTTTTTGGTCTGGTCACTGACCCGTCCCCGTTAACCCATTCCGGCTTAATGAAAGCAATTCTTCCTTCGGTAATACATACGGGAGGCCTGACCTTGTGAAATAAGTTGTCGAACCATACATATCCAGCGACGACGCGGGTCAAAATTATTGCGGATTGTGTACGCCTATATAAAAATTCCTCCATTAATTTGTGAGACCACACATCTTGTTTACTCTTTGTGCCAATTTTCCCATATGGAGGATTGACGAAAATATTACCAAACCATGTCTTAGATAAACCATCATCTTCTTTTGTGAAATATTTCTTCGCCCTTATCAATCGATTTGCAATTTCGCTAGATGCCGGGTCCAAATCAATTGAGCCCATTACCTCTCTGGCTGCGTCGGCATATTCTGGGGGTGTGTACCACTCATTTGTAAAACTTGAAGTCAGGACTTCCATGGATTGTTTTTGAGTCATATTTGCTTTACTCTTCTGTCTCGTCCTCTACACTATAACTAAAAATTGTTTTTTCTTTTAATACAACCTTCCCCTTTTTTAATGCTCCATACTCAATGTCTTCAAGTTCTTTTATAGCTATTAAGTCCACCTGAAGTGTGGAGAGTCCATACGACGGTATATTAAGAGATATATTGCTTACAAACTTTATCGGTATGCCATATACATCCAGAATTTTTTTCATCAATTCATCTGTACCACTAATTATTTTTGCCATTTCTTTCCTCCTAATCATAATTATACCACACTTTTTGTGTAAGGTTTGTGTTTGATGGGTATGAGCACTACAATTCATATGTATAAAGAATAGGTTTTAGCGCAAAAACCTATGTTGTTTTAATTTATGTGCATAAATGGAGGGACACATGAGTGGCGGTTTGGCAGGTTTAATTTCGGGTGTATTTGGTATAGTTTTGTCAATTCTGGTTGAGGTTGTTCCGGGATTCAAATTATGGTGGGAGAATCTTCCATCAGAAAAAAAGCGACCCGCGCGGGCTATTGCGGCTTTAATTATCGTCGCGGCCATCGTCGCTCTGCATTTTACCGGAGTTTACGATTTTGGATTAGGTGTAGAAGTAACATTTGAGGCTGTATTAAGTATCGTTATGGCCTGGATATCATTTGTGGTTGGCGCCGAGATGACATTCCAGACATTCGAGAAATCCTTCCCGCGCAATCGAGAATAGACGGCATAACAAGAGGGATAATAAATGGCAAAAAGGACAAACGCGAACGCCGAAATCGGCGTTCCCGGTCTTCAACAGTGGGGCGGATGCGTTCAAGAACAGTGGATTCCTGCGCTTAAAAATAGCGAGAGGCGTATAAAAGTCTATGATGAAATGGCCCGCATGAGCCCCACTGGGTCTGCGATGATACAGACAACAACGATGTTTATGAAATCTGTTACGCCGCAGGTAGTTCCCGGTGGCGAATCGGCTACCGATAAAGAGATGGCTGACCATATCGAACGTAATCTTCACACCATGTCTCGTTCATGGGAAGAAATTATGGGCGATATTGTTTGGTATATCGTTTATGGATTCTTCGATGAAGAAATTGTTTATGAAAAACGAGAAGACGGAAAAATATACTGGCGCAAATGGGCCCCGAGGCATCCAATCACGCTTGATAAATGGGAATTGGATGATAACGGAGGATTGCAAGGTATGTGGCAGCAATGGGATAGGCGCAACGTCTTTATTCCAATCGAAAAGCTCTTGCATTTCACCACCACTGGTGCCGGAAAGGGTAATCCAGAGGGGAATTCCGTTTTAGAAGGGGCTTATCAGCCGTGGTTCTTTATTAAGAACCTCAGTATCCTAGAAGCCGTAGTCTGCGAGCGGATGAGCGGGACGCCCGTAGTAAAAATGCCCGAAGGCGCTACTCTTGATAAAGACGACTCAAATTCAGATGTCAGCAAAGCAAAAAGAATAGTTAGGAATATCAAGACAGGCGACGAGATGGGGCTTACGCTTCCCTTTGGGTGGGAATTCGAGTATCAGATGCCACCCACTGGTCCAGCTATTGATATCGGTAAGGTGATACAATCGCATAAAAAGGATTTCGCCGAAACTATGATGATGGGTTTTATTGTCATGGGAGCAACACAAGAAGCGGGGTCGTGGGCAATGATAAAAGATAAATCATCGATGTATATCAGCGCCCTTAATACTTTTTTGCGTCAAATAGCCAGCGTTATTAATAGACACGGTATCCCCCGCTTACTTAAATTAAATGCGTATCCCAAAGTTGAGAATTATCCCAAATTAGTTTTCCCAAAAATCACAAAAATCGATTTGGGAGATTACGCAGATATCATAGCGAATCTATACAACGCGGGTGCAATTACTTACAACCTGGATACAGAGTCATCTGTGAGAGAGGCTATTGGTTTACCCAAGATAGAAGAACCGGGTCTTTTGCTGAAGCCCAATTTACCAGTGCAGCAAAATCCAGGCGCGCCGCCAGAGGGCAAAGAAGTCGGAGACACGAATATACCGGAAGAACAAGCTGTGAAGAGTAGCTTCTCCGATAAATCAATGGCGATGATAGCCTCCAACATTGTTGATGAGATTGCGCTTCGCTTGATTTCTGTATACGATAAAGTATTAAAAGGTTTACCAAAAGACCTTGAAACGGCGGATGAGGATGATTGGGCAGACTTAGTAGACTGGTACGCGAATGAGGTTTATGAAGCCCTGAAAAATAAACTTAGTGATGAAATGATTGCCGCATGGATTAGGTTTGTAAAGGATAAACCAAAACCAGAAGAATACAAGGTAATTATTGACGAGTTACTTATCCAATCCGACTACCTGAAAAATAGTTTTATACCAGCATTCATAGCCCTCGTGCTGGATATAGCAGGAGTTGCGGACCCCAGGGTATTACGGATGGCGGTCGCAGGGGCGATTGCATCATTCCGGTACAGGGTCGGGACTTATGCAAGTTCTATTTTCAAAGTATATGGGAATCATGCGAATGCCGCATTCTCAAAGAAGAGAATAAATGATGTATTCCCTAATAATGATATAGAAATAAATTGGGATACAGGCATTCTATATGGCCCGGATTTATTGGGAAGATATGTTGGAGTTGAAGATGCCGCAACCTGTGCGGGCTGTCGGAGAGAACTTGAAAAAGGATGGGTGATTCCGCGCAATCTCACGCCAATAGGGGGAAACGAGTGCGGGAACAATTGTAGACATGTTATTCAATACAAATATCACGGCAGAGTCTTCTAGGAAAGATGAAAAAAAGGAAGAGGACAGAAAATCCATTTTGGGGTTACTGATTCTCTATGCCATTGGCGCAAGTGTCTTCGTTGCCCTGAGATTGATATGAAAATAGGCATTGAGCTTAATGGCACAGTATTTGATATATTGCGGGCCGCAGAAGATTATTTCGGAGAGCCGCAGCAATACGGTGTCAGCACGTTTGACGAATTATATCCGATGATATCTGACTTGGACTTATTGGCATGGAAGGGCTCTAAACATACATATGAAAAAATGCCCATCGTGGATGGTGCATTCGCGGCAATCGATGAGCTTTCGCAATTTCATGACTTAGAAGGCATCACACTTACAGAAAAGCATCTTATGACTACCGTTGCTAATCTAGTGCTAAAAAATAATTTGGCGCTGGCATGCATACGTCATACGCGTAATAAAGACATTACAGCAAGACAATATAAGATTGACATTTTTATTGAGTCAAGCGCATCGGACGCGCGCAGAATGGCCGAGATATGTAAGACAATCATATTAGATTCACCGTACAACAGATTTGGAGCTGGCCCAGATGTAATACGCGCGTATTCTTGGCAAGAAGTTTTGGGGATTATTAATGGACAAAATAAAAGCACTCAATACTGAGACGCTCAGAGAATACTTGATAAGGTATTACACATTAATGGAATATTTGGATAGCGAGGCAGGTTATGGGACGTATTTGATAACCTTGCATGGAAAACGGCCCGTGAAAATTTGTAAAGTATCTCCGGCTCAATTGCTAGAGCATGCAAGTGATGATAATTTGCCAGAATCGTTGTAAGGTTGCAGTCGGTCTTGTTCTAATGGTAATATCACAGTTGTATAAAGGAAAATTATGGCGGATAAGATTGAATTCTTAATTCCATTTAACGAAATAGTAGATGATGACGGTTGGAGACGGTTTTTCCCATGCAGGACAGTTTATCATATGGGACAAACTATTGATTTTACGACAGACCGTGGCGATAACATGGTCTCGAACTTTAAAAATCATATCCCGGATTTCGATTTGCCCATTAACACATTACACTCAGATGAGCTTGGCGTATATGGGCATATCGCCGATATGAGAATGGGCGATGGATGGGTGGAATGGCTTCCTCATTTTAATGATGGGGCAGTCGATGAGATAAAATCCAAAGGATATAAATATTCATCGCCCGAAATTGTCTTTGATGGCTATCAGGGTGTATACGATGGCAAGATTTACAGAGATGTAGCCTTAGCCATAGCAATTACGCCAAAGCCGAGGCTGGGAAGAGATACACTTGTTTTCTCGGCCGATGGCTGGGAGCCATATAAAGAAGATGGGGAAGAGCTTTCAGTTGAAGATACGGAGGAAACAATGCCTGAAGTTACATTAAATGAGGAACAAATGGGCGAGCTGAAAGAAGGTATTTTTGCACAAGTCGGGAAAGTATTTATGAAATTCTGGAATGGCAATATGGACGATGAGTTGGAACCCGAGCCAGTCGAGCCGGAGCCAGAACCAGAACCCGAACCAACAAAATTAGAAGATGAGGACAATGAAATGGAATTAGCAGAACAAATTCAGGAAAAAGATAGCAAAATCCTAGAGCTTGAAGAGCAATTAGAAAAGATGAAAGAGCTCGAGGAAAAGGCGCAAAAATACGATGAGCAGTTAAAACTCGCTGAAGAGAAGGCTGAGGAAGAGCGGCAGAATGCACGGAAATTGGAATTCGCAGAAGTCGCAAAGGAAATCCACGGTCTTCCAGAAATGGAAACTGACTTCGCAGAAGAGCTGATGTGGTTGGAAGATGCAGACGACAGCGAAGATAAGGCTCACTTCAATACACTATTGAATGTATTGCGAGCGCTTGGCGAACAGCAAAAAACCTCAGAGTTATTCAGTGAAAAGGGTAACGATGGCGATTTGCCGCAGACAGTAGGTGAGAAAATTGAGAAATTGGTTGTCGCCAAGATGAGTGAGGGTATGAGTCGAGCCGAGGCCGTTCAGGCGGTCTTCGATGAGAACAAGGGCCTTTACAAAGAATATGATTCCGAGAATACGAAATCATTAAATAGGAAAGAGGAGTAAGAAATGGCTAAACAATACGACGGACAGGATGTTTCGTTCAAGGCGCACGATAGCATGGCAACCTCTCAGTATCTATTCGTCAAAGCAACATCGGTAAAGGATACAGTTGATGTCTGTTCGGCCGTCACGGATGTTATTCTGGGTGTTTTGCAGGATGAAGGTACTACGGGACAAGGCGTTGGAGTACGCTTGTACGGACACACAAAAATTGTATTGGGTGACACCGTAGCTGCTGGTGCAGAAGTAAGTACAGACACCTCTGGTCGGGCAGTTGCTATTACGGCAGGGTCCGATACGACAACCTATCGCGCTGGAGTTTGTACGGCGGGTGGAGCTGTCGGAGAAATCGGCGAGATGGTTTTAATACCCGGCGGACGGAACGCATAAGGAGAATGAGAGATGCCTTTAAATACACCACGCGCATCAGATGTACATGTTAACAAACCGCTAACCGATATTCTGATTGGTTATCATAATTCGGAGTTTATAGCGGACGAGATTTTCCCGACTGTTATTGTAAATAAACAGACGGACATAATTCCTGCTATAAAGCAGTCTGCATTCTTCCGCGATGAGGCGGCAACGCCTTTGGGTGAAGCAGAGGTGGCCGCAGATGTGGGATACGAGGTTGATACCTCGGCAACATATTACTGCAACCGCTATGGTCAACGTCACTTTATTAGTGATGACCGCAGGGTAAATGAGGACGACCCATTTGACTCAGACCGCGAAGCCACACTGCTTGTAACAGATAAGCTAATGATGCGCCGAGAGCGCGCATTTGTTGCTGATTTCTGGAAACTAGCCGTGTGGACTACAAATGTCACCGGTGGGTCAACCGTCGATAAGTGGAGTGACTACGGTACGAGTTCACCTATTGAGGATATTCGCACTTACAAGCGAACAATCCGCAGGATGATAGGACGCGACCCCAATCTTTTGGTGTTGGGCGACCTGACTTACGATGTGCTGGTGGACCACCCAGATATTCTGGAAAGAATTATCTACACCGAGCGCGGTATTGCCACGACTGAATTGCTAGCAGCGCTTTTTGGCATTGACCGAATTTTGGTTGGTAAGAGTGTACATACAACAGATGCAGAAGGCACAGCCGAGGCGTCTGTAACTTACTCAGCTAACTGGGATGATGATGCGCTGTTGCTTTACGTGGCTCCACGGCCATCCATTTTTGAACCATCCGCTGGTTACACATTCGTATGGAACACCGGGCTGGGCAATGGGATGCAATGGGTTCGCAAATACCGCAATGAAGAAATCTTAGGAGACTTCATTGAGGTTAGGTCATACTTTGACCAGAAACGGACCGCTGCAAACGCGGGGGCTTTCTTCTCAGATATCGTTGACTAAAAGGAGCATATATGGGCGACTTGACTGGAAAGTTTGTTCAAGCCAGGAAGAGCTTTGGGTATGCAGGTAAGAAAAGAAGTATAGGGGAAGTTTTTAAACTTCTCGGCATGCGTAATGATGCTAAACTCTGGGGTCTTGATGGAGAGGGTTCGCCGAAACCAGGTAAATACACCAAACCATTCGAGGGAGATGTAGCAAAGTTGCCCAAATGCTCTGAATGTGGAGCCATGTTTATCAATCATGGTAGATTGGCAATCCATGGTCAGAACGAACATAAAAGGAAATAATTATGAAAACAAACAGAGGAAGGCGCTTTAACAAAGGTACTGAACAAGTACAGCAAAAAAACATTGATAATATAGGTACCCCCAACACTGGTGTTACTGCGGTTGAATATGGAGATGGTCGTAATCATGTTACCGTATTGACCGTTAGCCAAACTGATGCTTTGACCACAGCGGATAATGGCGCGATAGCTGATGGCTACTTGCTTTACACGTTCCCAGCTGGCGTCGTTGTCGTTCATCACACATATATGTCCATGGGCGTAACCGCGACCGCAGAGCAGCAAGCCGATACACCAGATGTTGGAATCGGCACTGTCATCGGCACGGGTAGTGTATCTGCCCTTAATGGGACCGCAGGATTTGAAGACCTTCTGACAGGGCAAACAGCTCTGGCAGATGGTACGGCAGAAGTAAAGACCTTGGGTCCCACAGCGGGGGCGCCACATGTTATAGAATCTGGCGATGCGCATACCGTTCATTTCAATGTAGCGGATACTTGGGCTGATGACACCAGTGGGGACTTATCGGCAGACATTGCTGGAACAGTTGTACTGGAATGGACGTTCTTAGCATAACTGTTAACATCATTAAAAGTTTTGCTGCTAGATAAGACTGGGTGATATTGGTCACATAGGATTGTCGCGCACATACAATTAATGGGGGGAGTCTTGCCGACTCCCCTCTTTTTAGTGTAAGGTTCGCATCCCTTTTTACTTGGTTGTACAATACATTCACCTTGAAGAATTTTGTGCTTTTAGGAGATAAAAATGCAAATAGTAATTGGTGTGTGCCGGGAGAGGGTTGCATATTGGGAACATACAGATAGCGTAGAGGCCGCAGAGCGCTTTGTTATTCAACGTGGCGCGGCGACCGGAAAAATCGTAGATTCCCCGACTTATATACATTTGGGTCGGGAAAGAATAGTCAATATCTTTTTAGAACAAACACGAGCATCTCATTTATGCTTTGTTGATTCTGACAATACCCTTCCCCCAGAGGCTTTCTGGGCTCTTGCCCAGCGCGATTTGCCCATTGTCGGAGCTACTTATTTCGGGAGGCGTAAATTTTTCCCTCCAGATGTTATAGCAAAGAAATGGGTTGATGGGGGACCGTATTCAAGAAGTATCAATAAGAAACTCAGAGAAACGGTACTTGAATACGACTTACCCATAAAGCCCCAGCCTCAATATATTGAGTCCGCACCATTACTCACTGTTGATGTTATTGGTTTCGGATGTCTTATGATACAACGAGAAGTCTTAGAAACTTTATCAGAAAAATATACTCATATATTTGGAGGACACGGAGAAATAGGTGAAGATGCCTGTTTCTGTATGCATGCACAAAATGAAGGGTACAAAATATATTTGGACCTTGGGGTGCAATTAGGCCATTTGCGGATAGATGAGGTTACAATAGCTAACTTTATGGCTATCCAAGAATGGGTAGAAACATAAGAGAGGGAAAAATTATGCCAGTTTCAGAAAAATGGACGGCAGATGGGGTTAGTGCCAAGAAAGTTTTCTTGGTAGGCGGTAGAGAAGAATACTCTATAGGGCGTGTTGGTCTTATAGAAGAGGCTTCCAGTACATCGCTGGTTCACGAGCCAGCAGCAGCTACTGCTGCTGTGGTTACATTAGCGGCGGGCGGAAGTAATACATACGCTGTTGTAGCGGGCATTTATTGGAGTTATAGTGACACACCTACTGGTGGAAATATCAAGATTACCGATGGCGGGAACACGGTTTTTAGTATTGATATCATAGCGTCGGGACCGGGCAGTTTTAGATTTGTTCCACCAATAAAAGGGTCGGACAATTCTGCCATAGTCATCACATTAGCCTCTGGCGCTGGTTCCGTTGTCGGAAAACTATCAGTAAATGCTTGGCGGAAAGGCGTAGTACCATCGCCGAGCCCGAGTCCGAGCGCATCGACTAGCGAATCCGCATCACCAAGTGCCAGTGAATCAATTAGCGCATCGGCTAGCGAATCAATTAGCGCATCAGCTAGCGCATCAGCCAGCGAGTCTGTTAGTGCATCGGCCAGCGAGTCCGTTAGTGCATCAGCCAGCGAATCAGTTAGCGCATCAGTTAGCGAATCGGTTAGCGCGTCAGCTAGTGCGTCAGCTAGCGGGTCGGCAAGTATTTCGCCAAGTGGTAGCGCTAGTGCATCTAGCAGTGCTAGCTTGTCGCCATCGGCTTCAGCGAGCGCCTCAAGCAGTGCTAGCTTGTCGCCATCGGCTTCAGCGAGCGCCTCAAGCAGTGCCAGCCTGTCGCCATCGGCTTCAGCGAGCGCTTCAAGTAGTGCCAGCTTGTCGCCATCGGCTTCGGCAAGCGCTTCTGGAAGTGCGTCTGCTAGTGCGTCAGCGAGTGTCTCGGCGAGCGCCTCGAAGAGTGCTTCGGGCAGTGCTTCGGCGAGCGCCTCTGAAAGTGTATCGGCGAGCGCGTCAGCGAGTGCTTCGGGCAGTGCTTCGGCGAGCGCCTCTGAAAGTGTATCGGCGAGTGCTTCGGCGAGCGCTTCGGCGAGCGCCTCGAAGAGTGCTTCGGGCAGTGCTTCGGCGAGTGCCTCTGAAAGTATATCGGCGAGCGCGTCAGCGAGTGCGTCCGGGTCTGCGTCGCCCTCACCGTCAGAAGTAATGTAAACAGTAAATTCGCAATAAATCCCGCCTAGTGCATGCATTAGGCGGGATGCAAAGCACCCAAAATGAAGGAAAAGCTATACCTTTATATGATTTTCGCGGGAGGATAAAAATGCCAATACAAATGCATCCAAACGCACTGGATTTAACAGGACACAGGTCTGGAAAGCTGGTTGCTATAGAGCCCGTGGAAAGACAGCTTGGTTATATTATGTGGAAATGTAAGTGCGACTGTGGTGGGGAATCTATTGTTCGTTCTAGTTGTTTGAAACGAGAACAGATAAAGTCATGCGGATGTGAGAAAAAGCCCCCTCCACATGCTAGTGGTGCGGAGAATTCAAATTGGAAAGGCGGACTTTGTGTCAGAAGCACAATTAAGGTGGAGTGTCCTGAATGCCACAAGGAAAGAGCGGTTAGAATAGACCATTTTAGCCGAGATGGAACTACCAAATATTGTCTCTCTTGTAGCGCCAGAAGAATATCGAAATCGCATTCGGGAGAGAATCATTGGCATTGGCGAGGTGGGATATCTAGTGAACGCGATATTATAACAGGTACTCCAGAATACATACAGTGGCGCAGTAGCGTACTTCAGAGAGATGGGCATCACTGCTCCATTTGTGGTAGTAATGGAAATTTAGTAGCACATCATTTAGCGTCATTTGATGAAAACCCAGATTTGCGAACAGATGTAAATAATGGGCTGACTTTATGTGAAGACTGCCATAAATTATTTCATCATGAATACGGGTATGGCGAGAACACATTGACGCAGATGTATAATTTTTGCAGGAGAATTGAAGATGCCATTGATGAAATGTACATTTAAAGGGAGGCCTGGTTATCGTTGGGGTGGAAAAAGTAATAAATGTTATCTCTACACGCCTGGAGACAAGCAAAGTCGCGCCAATGCGATTAAGAGAGCGATGAAACAGGCGGTCGCTATCGGTAAAGGGAAAGTACCAAAGGAGTAAATTATGGCGTTTACATTTATAAGCTGTGAGGGGTTTGATTGTGGGAATGTAACTTCACAAGAAGCATCGGGGGTAACAATAAGTTCTGCTGAGCATCACACTGGTTCTCGTAGTCTTCATTTAGGATATCAGCATTATGCCAAATATCCAGTGCCTAACACTCCAGACAATCTTGGGGCTGGCGCATGGGAAAAACCTGATGAGGCCACCAGCCAGATAGGAATATATGCCGAGTTGTCAACGGGCGAGTTTGTTGGTATTAAGGCGGATGCCGCTAATAAGACATATGATGCCTATGTAGATGGGGTTAAGGTTGCCGATGGAACCACAGGTGTGCTAGCAAGCTGGGGCGGCTCTTGGCACAATATCCAACTATATGTCTATCTTCATGATGTTTCTGGTGAGATAAACGCGTGGTTAGAGGGGACACAGATATTGAATTTCTCCGGTGATACGATACCAGCAGGCGCAACGGGTACAGTCGTCAAGATTAAAGTTGAAGGTCATGGTGCTCTAAACTGGGTCGATGACTTCGTGTGGGGGACTGGGGATAGGCCGGGAGATGTGCGGGTTGATTATCTAGTTCCGACGGCAGATACAGCCCAGGACGATTTTACACCGACAGCCGGTGATAATTATGCATGTGTTGATGAGGTTCCGGCGAGTGATGCGGATTATGTCTATACAGATACCAACACTGATGCTGATGAGTATGACGTGGAAGATTTTACGGCCACGAATAAGACAATTGTTGGCGTTACAGTATTAGCTCGCGCCAAGCAGGATACAGCTACAGCAGAATCTATCAAGGTGGGTGTTGACAGCAACGGCACAGATGATGATACACAACATGCTCTGACAACGAGTTGGGCATATTATATGCATAATATGGGGGACAATCCAGATGACGCTGCGGCGTGGGAAGATGCGGATATTGACGCGCTGAAAACTAGGATAGAAGCCGTTATCTAATATGGAATGGCTAGGAAAAAGCCAAAGAAGCCGAAGAAACCGAAAAAGAGGAAAAAGAAAATGGCAGATTACGATTTTATGTACCGGATGACGGAAAACAACACAAAAGCCACGCATAATGGCGGGGCGCAGATTCAGCATAATATTCAAGTGATTGCTCGTGAGTCGGGCACCAGTGATGCCTATGAACTAACTGGGTTGGAGAGGACTGTATTTATTCCTGCTGCTGACGCGATTACAGCACTTGGTCTATCTACGCCAGCAGAGGTAAGGGCAGCCTACAAACAGTTGATTTTAGACAACTCCAATAGTGTCTTGCAATCAATGTCATTATCTGGTTGGGGTACTGCGAACCTGGAAGCGTGGATGGACGCCAATGATTTAGCGCAGGAAGCCGTGGACACGTTTGAAGCCTACCTTACCGCGCAAGGATGGACGTACCCACTAGACTTCACTTTATAAGGAGAAAATATGCCGGATAAGAGAATAACTGAACTGGATGCGCTGACCGCAGTGGACGACTCGGATGTGCTGGCTATTGTAGATGACCCTGGTGGCACAGCGGTAACAAAAAAGATTACGGCATTGAACTTGGTCAACTTCGAGGGACTGACTGATTATAGTGGTACGTCTACTGTTACAGGATTTTCTGGTAGCCCAAGCGTAGATTTGGATTATGTAGTAATTGGTAAACTTGTTCTCGTGTGGTTCTATATTACCGGAACGAGTGATGCCACCACATTTACATTCACAGTACCATATAGTGCGGCACATGCTTCGTATAATACTATGATATTTACAGATAATAGTACGCCGTCAGTCAACCCAGGGAAAATAGACTTGCAAAGCGCTAGTAGCACTGTCATATTATATGCTGGATTAAATGTGGCGAACGACGCTTGGACAAATTCTAACACAAAAGCAGCGTATGGACAGTTCTGTTATATGAAATCATAAGAGCTCTCAGTGAATAAGGGTAGAGGAGACAATGGATTTATATGCGCACGAACATTCTGGAATCAATTGGTCACATATATTTGTACATCATGCATTCCAAGGGCAATCTGACACTGGCATCCGCAAAGCTGGTCACTGGAGCCAGCGTTATTGGGGAACATCCATTGCGGGGAGTCCACTTGAGATAAAGCATGGCTTTTATGATGCTGGTATTACCGGAGACAAAATCTACCTATATCGGGATGGTAGAGATGTAGCCGTGTCCATGTGGCGTAATGTACGTTTCAGAGCGCCTGGAGAGAAGGATAAAACTTTTTCGGAATTTTTGGAAACTCCGCTGAATTGGTATCACGATGACGGCTCACTTGATGTTGCACACTCCGGGATGACTGTCGTAGCGCATTGGAAAGCCCATCTTGACTCATGGTATGGCGCTCCAGATACATTGTTCTTGAGATATGAAGATTTACTCACAAATCCAAGTGATACCTTAGACACAATTGAGGCATTTCTAGGAATACAAATACTTGGCGAGCCAACAATTGCAACGGGCTCAATTCGATGGCCTGATTTCTTTACCGCTGGCGACCTGACTGTTTTCTTCAATATTGTACCCATCGATTATTGGGGGCTATTTGAACCATGAGTGATGTTGTTGATATTAATCATGAAGGCGGGAATCTAGGCGAATACGATTCCACCGAAGAGGATGGCGGAGATTTATCTGTAACTGCTGGTGCTGGTTTAGCACTGACAGATTATGGTATGTCCGCTGATATTGACGACGATACTCCTATCTATGGTGTTGCAAACCTATCCTCCCCCACGAGCAACGAACTACGTGTCCGGTTTTATGTTGACCCCAATACCCTCACAATGGGTGAATATGAAGAATTTATAATATTCACTTTCTATGACGGGGGAGCCATTGTCGCAGTTGCAACGCTGTATTATGAAAGTGGATATTACATCAATGCTATGGCCGTGGAAGATGACTGGGAGTATCCCTCTATTGATGTCGTTAGTATTACTGATGACGAACATTACGTAGAAATTCACGTTGTCGCGGCTGCCGGAACTGGGACGGCCGATATGTGGGTTGATGGGGTTCATAGCACGCAGCTTACCAGTCTCGACAACGATACGATGATGGATAATGTCAGCTCTCTCCGCATTGGTGCGGTGGCTGATATTGACCGACCAGGCACAGATGGCGATTTTTTCCTTGACGAACTTATTGTCAATGATGACGGTGGTGAGATTGGTCGGCATCCTGCATCGGAGAGCGCATCTGTATCTGCTTCTCCGAGTGCGTCGGAGTCAACTAGTGCTAGTGCCAGTTTGTCACCGTCAGCAAGTGCCTCTGCCAGCGGAAGTGCCAGTTTATCGCCATCATCAAGTGCTTCTGCGTCACAACCACCAACAGAGGTACAGGTTTCTCAGCTTGGTGTGAATGTTGGTTATACATTAGACCCACAGATTTCCGTGTCCC